GAAGCATAAAGATTTTAAAGCTGGTATAGCTGAAGAAGTTGGTGTGCATCCTCAAGTGGTAGATGATTTTATAACATTTTATTATGGTAAGTTAAGAAAAAAATTATCAGCACTAGAATATCCAAGAATAAATGTAGATGGATTGGGGACATTTTATTTGAGAAAGACTAAATTAGAAAACTCAATTAAAAAGAATAAAAGCACATTGGGTAATTTAACTAAAAGAACATACAATGGTTATGCTCAAAGTGAAAATATACAGAATAACATTGAACAAATGTCTAAAGCATTAGCACAAATGGAAGCAGATATATTAACAAAAAAAGAATTTAAAGCAAAATAAAATTTACAATATGCAGGGAAAATGGAAAAGATATTTAACATTATTCAAAAATGCTGATCAAATAATAGAAGGCATTAAGAATAACATGTTTAAAAAAGAACACGTTGAAGCTGTTGCTACAGATAGATTTCAAGTATGTATTAAGTGTTCTTTATTTGATGCTAGTGGAGAACATTGTTTAGCTCCAGGTACACAACCTTGTTGTTCAGATTGTGGATGCAGTCTTGCATTTAAAGTAAGGTCATTATCAACATCTTGTCCTAAAGGTTTTTGGGATTCATTAATGACTGAAGAATTAGAAGAAAAAGTAAATCAACAAATTAAAAATTAATATTATGACAGTATCAGAAATAGTAAAAGATCTTTTAGAACATGAAATGATTAGCATAGAAGCTGCAATAGTTTTGCTAAATGCAGAAATTAAAGCTCATATGTTTGATAAAAAAGATGAAAATGTAAATCAATTATTTCAACCTTATCATGAAGTACCAAATGGAACTACATCAAATCCATACTATGTTTCTACAACAACCAATGATCCCATGACATCAACTGGAGCTAAAGTATCACAAACTTTAACTACAGAGTAATGGCTATTATATTCAAGGAAGATGGACATACCTATGAAAGTATAGAAGATGACAACATCAAATGGTTGAGTGTCACTTCACTTATAGGGATGTTTAAACCCAAATTTGATAAGGAGGGACAAGCAAAAAAATCTGCAAAGAATAAAAATTCTAAGTGGTATGGCATGACTGAAAAAGAAATAATCAGTGCCTGGGATAATGAGACAGAAAGAGCCATTAATCTTGGTAATTTTTATCATGGTCAAAGAGAATCTGATATATTAGATTTCAATACAATTGAACGTAATGGAACAGAACTACCTATAATCAAACCCATTATAAATGAAGAGGGTATAAAATTAGCACCTGAACAAACTTTATCAGCAGGGATGTATCCAGAACACATGGTTTATTTAAAATCAGTGGGTTTATGTGGACAAGCAGATATGGTAGAAGTTGTAGATGGGTATATTAATATTAATGATTATAAGACTAATAAGGAAATTAAAGAAAAAGGATTTACTAATTGGGAAGGTATTACAAATAAAATGTTTAAACCTATTAATCATTTAGATGATTGCAATTTAAACCATTATTCTTTACAACTCAGTATTTATGCGTATATTATTAAAAAGCATAACCCTTCTTTAAAGATAGGGAAGCTAACAATACAACATGTAAAGTTTAAACAGATTGGTGAAGATGCAAATGGATACCCAATAAATGAACATTATAATGGAGAACCTATTTTAGATGAAATTAAAATGTATGAAGTTCCTTATTTAAAAGATGAGGTTAATTCATTAATGATGTGGTTAAAAGATAATAAATAAAATTATGGCAACTGTAACAATTACACAAGTTCAATTAGCAAAAGCAACAGAACCTAATGGTCAAGTAACAAGTTATTATTGGAATACTGATACTGTATCACCAATGAGTATAGATCCAACTAGAATTAGTGCAGTAGGTTTTGTTTGGGATAGTATAGCAGAAGTTTTTATACCAGGAATAATTCAAATATATATACCAGGTATTGGTACTATTTATAGTTCAAATACTTATGAATCAATTGTTTTATTATTGAACCCAATACCAACACCTAGTTAATTATGTTAGTAAGACTATTTGACATTCAGAACAGCAAAGTAATTCCATCAGAACATTGCTATGCTTTACCTTTTTTAAATGCTATTATGGAAACTTATCCTGATACACATTTAAAAATTTATCAGTACATATTTTATATGAGCTGCCCTAATCCAGATATGAATCCTTTTTTTAATCTACCAGAACATGAAAAAGAAGATATCATTATTGAAGAAGTTCAATTAGAAGATTCACCAGAAGATCCTAAAATAATATATGCATTAGACATGTGCTATAAGTTATATGAAACACCTACCTTTAGAGCTTACAAAGGTATTAAGTCAATGCTTGATAGATTAGCTAAGTATATGGAAGTAACTGCTATTGAACATGGTAGAGATGGAAACATAAACTCTATGGTAAATGCAGCATCTAAATTTGAACAAATTAGACAATCATACAAAGGAGCCTTTGTTGATATGAAACAAGAACAAGAAAGTTCTGTACGTGGTGGTGCAGGATTAGCATATGACCAAATATAATAAACCATTAAAATTAAAAAAATGATACAACAAGTAATACCAGTAGGAAAGAAATTATTGATCAAACAAAAAAAAGCTGAGACATATTTTAAAAACACAAATATTATTATACCTGATGCAGCTCAAAAAACAGAACACAAAGGTACTGTAGTAGCTGTAGGTGAAGGCATTACAGAAATTAAAATAGGAGATGAGGTTCAATATAGTGAGCATTGTTTACCAACATCCATGATGCATGATGATGAGCAACACTTACTGATCCATGAAGGAGATGTATTTGCAAAATTCAAATATGTATAGATCCATACCTACATATGAAAATGATTCTTGGACAACTACACAATTTGAAACTAGAGAAGATTTTATTGATTATGTTTTAAATATATTCAATGTCCCTGGTCATTATGAATTTAATGAGCTTTCATTTAAGTTTAATGAACAAGCTCAAATATTTAATAAACAAGGATTTTATTGTGATAAACCATTTAGGTCTAAAGATTTTACTGACTACTGGGAAGATCAAAAGATTAAATGTAGAGAGGGAGTTATTTATAATGATGGAGATAAAAGCTGGTATTTAACTAGAGATTATTACATGTGGTTAAACTTCTTACCCATCTTTGATAAAGAAGAAAAGAAGTATGGTTTTGCTAAAGTGCGTGATGCTCAGTATCATATGGCATTATATGAACTACTTGCAGAACTACATTACAAACATTCTGCTATATTAAAGAAACGTCAGATAGCATCTTCATATTTTCACATGGGTAAAATTATTAATACCTATTGGTTTGAGGAAGGAAGTATCTGTAAGATTGGTGCATCACTTAAAGATTTTATAAATGACAAAGGTTCATGGAAGTTTTTAGATGAATACAAAACATTCTTGAATGAGCATACTGCTTGGTACAGACCCAGTAATCCAGAAAAAGTTTTATTGTGGCAACAGCAGATTGAAGTTAAAGTTGGTAATAGAAAAACAGCAAGAGGATTAAAATCAAAAATACAAGGGGGTTCATTTGAAAAGAATGCAACTACTGGAGTAGGGGGACCTTGTTCAATTTTCTTTCATGAGGAAGCTGGAATTGCTCCAAAGATGTCTGAGACATATGAGTACTTACGTCCTGCAATGTCTTCTGGTATGATTACTACAGGTATGTTTATTGCTGCTGGATCTGTTGGAGATTTAGAACAATGTAATCCTTTAAAAGAAATGATTACTAATCCAGTGGCTAATGATATATATGCTGTTGAAACTGATCTTATTGATGCAGATGGTACAATAGGTATGGCTGGTTTGTTTATTCCAGAACAATGGTCAATGCCACCATACATTGATGACTATGGAAACTCTTTAGTAAAAGAAGCTGAAGTAGCAATCAATGAAGAAAGAGAAAGATGGAAGAATGAATTAAATGGTGAACAGTTCCAATTAAGAATATCTCAGAAACCTTTAAATATTGCAGAAGCATTTGCATATAGAAAAGCATCTGTATTTCCACAAGGCATTCTTAGTAGACAACAAAAAAGAATTGAAGAGAAAGAATACCCTTATGAGCTTATTGAATTAGATAGAGATGAGAAAGGTATCTTTGCTAAAAGAACAAATAAACTTCCAATAAGTAGATTTCCTGTAGACAAAAAACAAGTGGATAAGACAGGAAGTATTGTTGTTTGGGAAAGACCCGTCAAGAGTCCAGAGTTTGGAGCTTATTATGCTTCTATTGACCCTGTATCAGAGGGTAAGACTACTACATCAGATTCCTTGTGTAGTATTTTTGTTTATAAGAATGCAACAGAGGTTACAAGAACTATGATATCTGGTGATGTAGAACAATTTTTAGAGAAAGATAAAATTGTAGCATCATGGTGTGGTAGATTTGATGATATAAATAAAACACATGAAAGATTAGAATTAATTATAGAGTGGTATAATGCCTGGACTATAGTTGAGAATAACATATCCTTGTTTATACAACATATGATTTCTAGAAAGAAACAAAGATACTTAGTTCCTAAACAACAAATTTTATTCTTAAAAGATCTTGGTTCAAACAATACTGTTTATCAAGAGTATGGATGGAAAAATACAGGTACATTATTTAAAAGCCATTTAATTTCATATGCAATTGAATTTTTAAGAGAAGTCATAGATGAAGAAACTGATGTTGGTGGTATTGTTACAAATCAAACATTAGGTGTTGAAAGAATACCAGATGGAATGCTAATAAAAGAAATGCTTGCATATTATCCTGGACTTAACGTGGATAGGTTGGTGGCATTTGGAGCTTTAGTTGCTTTTGTAAAGATACAGCAATCCAATAGGGGTTTTTCAAAAAGACGTGAATCAGAAGAGAAATCTTTGGATAATTCAAAAAATTTGTATAAATTAAAGTATAGTCCGTTCAAGAATATTGGACGTAGTGGAAACAATACTGGAAATACAATAAAAAGATCAGGCTTCAAAAATTATAAATAAATTAACTAATTAAAAATTAGAATGAAAGTACTTAATGCAATGCAATTAAAGGCCGGTGCAAAAAAAACAGAAGGGCCTACCTTTTCTAGTTTGACGCAACCTATTCAGTTTTTACCTTACAGTGAAAAAACAGATGATTGGGCTGCATGGAATTTAGACTGGCTAGAAGATCAAGGTGTTCAATTTTTAAAACTTAATGCTAGAAGACTTTTAAAAAATTATAAATTAGCTAAAGGAATTATAGATAAAACAGACTACATAGTTGAACCTGATAATGACTATAAAGATTTAATGGATGTTTTAACTAAAGAAAATGATTCAGCTTTAGAACTTAAATTTTATCCTATCATCCCAAATGTAATTAATGTATTGAGTGGAGAGTTTTCCAAAAGATATAATAAAGTACAGTTCAGAGCAGTTGATGATAGATCATATAATGAAATGCTTGAACAGAAGAGAATGCAAGTTGAAGAATCTTTACTTGCAGATGCTGAAAGAAAGTTAGTAGAAAAGATGATTCAAATGGGGATGGACCCAGCATCTGATGAAGCTAAACAACAACTTGCTCCAGAAAATATTAAAACATTACCTGAGATTGAAGACTTCTTTAGTAAGTCATATAGAAGTTCTGTAGAAGAATGGGCAACTCATCAATTAAATGTTGATGAAGAAAGATTCAAAATGCAAGAGCTTGAAGAAAGAGGCTTTAGAGATATGCTTATTGCTGATAGAGAGTTCTGGCATTTCCGTATGTTAGAAGATGATTATGATATTGAATTATGGAATCCTGTTTTAACATTCTATCAAAAGTCTCCAGATCAAAGATACATTTCTGACTCAGCATATGTTGGTAAAATTGATTTGATGACAGTATCTGATGTTGTAGATAAATATGGATATTTGATGAGCCAAGAACAATTGGAATCATTACAAAGAATTTATCCAGCAAGATCTGCTCAGTATCAAGTTAATGGATATCAAAATGATGGTTCTTACTATGATGCAACAAGATCACATGCTTGGAATACTAATTCACCAAGTTTAGCTTATAGACAATATACAAGTAATTATATGGCAGATCCTGCCAGAGGTGGGGATATCTTAACACAGATTTTAGGTCAAAGTGAAGACTTAGCTTATTTTGGTGATGGTAATTTAATGAGAGTTTCTACAATTTATTGGAAGACTCAAAGAAAGATTGGACATCTTACTAAGATAGAAGCTGATGGTGAAGTAACCCAAGAAATAGTTGATGAAACATTTAAGGTAACAGAAAAAGCTGTTTATGATACATCAATATTTAAAAACAAAACAAAAGATACTTTACTACAAGGAGAACATATTGATTGGATTTGGATTAATGAAATCTGGGGTGGTGTAAAAGTAGGGCCAAATATACCTGCAATGTGGAGAAGTTCAACAAGTAATGAAATTAATCCTATATACTTAGGTATTAATAGAACTAAACCTGGAAGATTACCATTCCAATTTAAAGGAAACAATTCTTTATATGGATGTAAACTACCTGTAGAAGGTAGAGTATTCTCTGATAGAAATACAAGATCTACATCTTTAGTGGATTTAATGAAAGCATACCAAGTTGGATACAACATGGTTAATAATCAAATTGCTGATATCTTAATTGATGAATTAGGTACTGTAATTATGTTTGATCAGAATGCATTACCACGTCACTCTATGGGAGAAGATTGGGGTAAAAACAATTATGCTAAAGCATACGTAGCAATGAAGGATTTCCAAATGCTTCCTCTTGATACTTCAATTACTAATACAGAAAATGCTGTAAACTTCCAACACTACCAGACTCTAAACATGGAGCAAACAAGTAGATTGATGAGTAGAATACAATTGGCTAATTATTTCAAACAACAATGTTTTGATGCAATAGGTATTAATCCTCAAAGATTGGGTGGTGCTGTATCAGCAGAAACAGCTACTGGCGTAGTAAATGCAATGCAACAATCATATGCTCAAACAGAAATTTATTTTGTACAGCACTCTGATCAGCTTATGCCAAGAGTACATCAAATGAGAACAGACCTAGCCCAGTTCTATTATAGTACTAACCCAAGTGTAAGGTTAAGTTATATTTCTACTGAAGCAGATAAGGTAAACTTTACAATCAATGGTACAGATCTTTTATTAAGAGACTTCAATGTATTTGCTACAACTAAAACAAATCATAGAGCTATCCTTGAACAGTTAAAGCAAATGGCATTAACTAATAATACTACAGGAGCTAGTATATATGAACTAGGTAACATTGTTAAAGCAGATTCAATTGGTGAAGTAACAGATATCTTAAAAGATGCTGAAACAAGAATAACAGCTCAGAGACAAGAAGAAATGCAACAACAACGTCAAATGCAAGAACAACAGTTACAAGCACAGGCGCAGGAAGCTCAAATGAAAGCTCAAATAGAACAACAGGAAGCAGAGAAAAACAGACAGAATGATATTACTATTGCTGAAATTAGAGCTGCAGGATATGGTGCTGGTGTTGATATAAATGAAAACAAAGTAAATGATTACCAAGATACATTAAAAGATATTCAGCAAACAACTCAATACAGAGAGCAAATGAATATGAAGCGTGAGGAAATGGTAAACAAGTCATCTACTGAAGCTCAGAAACTTCAAGTTGAAAGAGAAAGAATTGCAGCACAAACACAAATAGCACAGACGCAGTTAGATATAGCCATACAGAATAAAAATAAGTATGATACTAATAAACCAAAAGGTAAATAGTTTGCGTTAGCTATATACTGCAAAAAACTTTTCAATATCATCAAATATAATAAGTTTAGTATAGTATAAACTAAATAAAGAATTACTATATTA